GTTTTCCGCTTCGTTGGTCATATTTCATCAGCTTTAAAGTCTTCATCTACCCAGCGCAAAATATCACCTATGCCGCCCGATTTTCTGACTTGTTTAATAAAATTAATTTGTTCTTTTGTAGCTTTTCCGCTAAGGTTTTTAACTTCAAGGGCTGTAAATATAGCAATTTTTTGTCCTATCATGTCTTTAGTTATAATTTTTTCAGTCCAACCAATTAAATCAGAACTACCAACGCAAAGCCCAAATGTTATTTGCCGTGGCTCAGTTATAATAGGGCGGCTGTTTATAACCGCCCGTTTGCCCTGAAATGCTGTGCCCGTATTATTTCGAAATAAAATGCCGTGTTTACTATGTTTAGCTTGCAAGGCTTTGTATAGGTGTTGTTCTTTCATGTTATCTATCTACTTCTACTAATGAATCAGGATACTGTTTTAATGCTTCTAAATATTTTTCAACAAATGGCACAAAGTTTACATATTTGCCCCAACCGTTTTCAGCATTAAACTTACTAAAATAATCAGGTCTATTTTTTAGCAAATCTAAACCTTGTTCAATAATATCAATTATGTCACTTGCAATTATAGTTACTGAATCTTCAAATGCCATTTCTTTGTTATAATCTTCGCTATGTACATAATCTTTATGTAATTGATATGGCCGCCACAATGCTTTGTAAATGCCAGCTTGTTCAGCCATTACATTTAAATTGTGGGTTATGTTAGCAGTATAAAGTTGTTCTTTTTCTTCATGAAAATTAACCATGTCATAGCTGGCATATTTTATCCGATACAAATAAACATCTAAACTCATGATACTTTCTTTGTTTTAGGTGAACAACCAAGCCAAAAACTAAATTGGAATGCTTTAGCTCTGTGGCCTTTAATTTTATACTTTGCTATTGTTTCCTGCAAAATGTTTTCCATTACATCATGCTCGCATTGGTATTCCAAAAACTTTATAACTTTTTCGCCGCGCTCGTTTATTTCGGCATTTGCTACAAGTTCATCGAAATCTGCGGGCGGTTCGCTAACAGCATAAACGCGTCTGTAAATTTCTAAAAGAATTTCGTAATCTGTTAATTTTTTCTTTGGCATTGTTCAAATTTTTTAAGGTAATTTAATGTACTTTGTTTTTTATGTCCATTTGGGCCGCCGTTCCACATACGCGCAAGTTCAAGGTAATTAGGATATTTACCGTACTTTTGTGCGTAGGTGTAACAATGAACGCCCATAGCTGCCCAGAATACGCGTTCAGCCTTTACTGAATCAAACATATCTTTGTGCTGATAATTTAGCAGGTCTTCAAGGCCCGAACCTTTAACACAAACCGCGTGCATCTGATACCTGCCATAAGCCCTGCCGCTGTCACCTATTAAGCTATCTGTGTTTAGCGTTTCAATATGTCCGATTGCGTTTATAAAATCGCTGTCAGTATCGCAGGTGTCACGTGTTATGTAAACGGTTTTAATGATTGTTTCGGGTTGTGGTTTGCAGAATGGAAATATTGCTGCAATAAAAAATAATAGCACTAATATCATAATAGATATTACAAAAAGTTTAAATTTCATATTATTTGTTTTTGTGTGTCCATAGGAATAAAACCAGTTCCGCTACCTTCAGCGCCAACCATGCGCAAAAAATCTACTTCAACTTTTGCTGAATGCACTAAAACATTTGCAATTTGTGCAACGGCTTCGGCGCGTTGTGTTTCTACTGCTAAATCCGCTTCATCATCCATTAAGCGTTCCATTTGTTCAAATAGCATGTTTCTAAGGTCTTGAATCTTGTTTCTCATTGATTTTCTTTTTAAGTTTTTTTAATAATTTGATTGTTTGTTTTAACTCAGTTGGGAATCTATGCACAGTATTTAATAGCATATTATCGGCTCGCGTTATTAGTTCCATATTATCTAAAGAATAGTTTTCTTTATTACCATCTTTTATTCTTATTACATAGCCTTTAGGTATTTCGCCATTTGATTGTTCCCAAATTATCCTATGCTTTCTAATCCATTTTCTATGCGCTATCTTTACTAATACAAATCCATCTTTGTCTTTTCGCGTTTCGCCTTCGCTTCGGGTGTTGTGCGGAATTTGCCCTTTTTTAAAACTTGTTGCATTCTCACTCATGTAGCCTTTTACATTTTTGTTCCAAGGTGTTTGCCCTTTTTTAAAGCGTGTTAATGTATTTTTTTTTAAGTTTTCAATATCTTGCAATCGGCGATTTTCTTCATATTCTACAGATTTTTTTAACTTATTTAAATATGCCTGGTTGTAAATTGCACCCGAAGTTTTATTTAGCATCTGCATGAGTTCGTAAATAGTTGAATCTGAATATTGCTGTTTTAGTAGTTCTATTTCGTGTGGTTTCCATTTCATAAATAGTTCTTTTTACTTCTTAAAAAATTATTCCATGCCCTTTTGGCGGCTGCTTTTAAATCATTCTGATTCGTAGCATCTAAGCCGTACTTTTTATTTATCCAGTCAATACTGCCATTTTCTTTTAAAATACGGCTTTCGAAAATGTAGTAAACCCAATTGTCTTTGTGCCCGCGTTTATTTTTCAGTTCCCATAAATCCGATAACGTTCTACTTTTGCCTTGTTCACTTTTTTTCGCTTTCAATAGTTCGTCCAATGTTGTTTCATCTTTTACTGCAACGCCTGCAACCTGTTCAATTTCGCTTACCTTTACAGGTTCAACAAAACCACAGTAAGGACATTTTAAGTGTGTTTTTTCATAAGTTCTAAAACATTCTGTACAATCTTTGTATTCATTATCAATCTGTTCATCTGTATCTTTTCGTTTTCGCTTTTGCATTCCTTCCAATGTCCATTCGCGTGTCATTAGTGGATGCCCGTGTAATTTTTGATTACCAACGTGGTCAAGTATTAAACAGCGGTCTTTACCTTGCATAGGTCTTAATCCACGCCCTACTATCTGTAAATATAAACTAAGCGACATAGTGCGGCGTAACATTCCAACTACTGAAACAGCTGGTATATCTGTACCCTCGCTTATAAGGTCGCAAAACGTTAATATCTGAATATCGCGAATCGCGAACCGCGATATAATATTTTTAACTTCATTTTCATCAAAAGTTCCATTTATAGAAACCGCCCGAAACCCTGCTTCATTAAATGCCGCTGCAACGTTATCGGCATGTTTAATATTTACACAACTATAAATTGCAGGTTCACCCGCTGCTAAACGTTTGTATTCTTCAACAGCATTTCCCGTAATCGCAGGTTTGTCCATTTCTTTAAATAGGTCATCTGCTTTGTATTCGCCGTTTTTATCTTTTTTAATCTTAGTAAAATCCGCCAAAGGTTTAAAGTTGTAATATTCAGGCATCACAAGGTTACCAATTTTAACCAACTCAGCAGGTAACGGCCCTAATACTAAATCACTAAATACATCGCCCAATCCTTGGCCATCGCCGCGCCACGGTGTAGCAGTAACGCCCAAAACATAAACAGAATCCGCGTAAAAATCTAAAATATCCTTCCATGTTCCCGCGTTTGCATGGTGCGCTTCATCAATAATTAGTAAGTCAGGCTGTGGCACTTCATTAAGCCGATTCTTTAAACTTTGAACGCTGCACACTTGCGCTGGCAAATAATACTGTTTCGGTCTATTGCCCGCTATGAATCCATGCTTTAAACCGTATCGCCTGCAACGTTCTGAAATTTGATTTACAAGGTTTTTTTTATGCACTAAGAAATAAACGCGCTTACCTTTACTAATTGCTTCCATTGCCATATAAATAAACGTTTCAGTTTTGCCGCCGCCCGTTGGTAACACAAATAGAACTTTTTTGTTACCGCTTTTATAGCTCTCTCTTATGTCGCTTACGCTTTTCGATTGATATGGCCTTAGCTGTATTGTGTTCATTTTCTATTTGGTTTAAAGCATTCATAAGTTTAAAATAGATAGTCAATGTTTGCGGTTCTACCTTAGACCAATATTCAACCGTTTGCCGCCCTACATCGGCACGCCTGCAAAGTTCCGAAATACTGATGCCTAAAATGTCGCATCTAATAGATAGCTGTTCAAATGTTTTCATAAATTTTTTATTTTTTCATTCAATTGTGTTGCAAAGTTAAAAAACCTTTTTAAATTTGTGCTATTATTTAATAAAATATTTTTAAAATTTAATCTTTAATCGAACCACAGTTATGACAAACCAAGAGTATCACTCAAAAACTGAGTACATCAGTAAATCACTTTTAGACTTAGTACATAAGTCACCCGCGCACTATAAAGCCTATATTGAAGGCGAAAAACAAGCGCCAACTTCAGCCATGAACTTAGGCAGTTTAGTTCATAGTGTTGTATTTAACCAGAATAATTACGCCGTATTGCCTGAATGCGACCGCCGCACAAAAGAAGGTAAATTGATTTATGAATCATTTATTGCTGAATCCGAAGGCAAAGAATTATTTGTATCGCTTAAAGATTACGAATTAGCCCTAAACATTCGATTGGCTGTTTTATCACATCCGAAGGCTGCGATACTTTTAGAACAGGGCCAAGCGGAATTACCTATATTTGGAAAAATTGCAGACCTTGACGCAAAGTGCAAAGTAGATTTTTTAAATACAAAGTATAACGTTTGCATTGACCTTAAAACAACAACTAACTCAGCACCGGGCGAATTTGCAAAATCTGTTTGGAATTATCGCTATCACGTTCAAGCCGCGTTTTATATGGACTTAACAAAGGCTGAACGCTTTATATTTATAGCCGTTGAAAAAGAAGCGCCGTTTAATGTTGAACTTTATGAACTTGACCCCGAAGCAATTGAACGCGGCCGCCAAGAATATTTAGCCGATATTGAAACGCTTAAAAAATGCAAGGAAACTAATAATTTTCACGGCTACACAACAGATAACAAAATTCATATTCTTTCATTGCCTAATTGGGCTAAATAAATTTAAAATTATGAAAACTTACAAAGCTTGGACACGCACAGCAAACACTAATGATTCATTTTGCACACAAGAGATTAAAGCAAAATCTTTAAAAGAAGCAAAACTGTTTATTATTGAAAGTGGCAGAGAAATTCAAAAAGGTACAAAAGTTTATTTATAACATTTAAAATAACAAACCATGACACAACTAACAAAACTTCCGACACTTCAAGAACTTCTAATTGAAAATGAAGACAGTCTAAAGCAAAATGCACTAACGGTATTATTGAACCAAGACCCGCCCGCAAAGTGGTTAGTTCAGCATCCAATGATTCGCGATTATAAATACATTCCTATTGAAAAAATAGAATATCTGTTAACGCGTATCTTTGGCAATTTTAACGTTGAAATACGGTCAACACAGATAGTAGCTAACTCAGTAGTAGTAACTGTAAGGCTGCATGTAATTAACCCTATATCAGGCCAACCAATGTGGCAAGATGGCATAGGCGCTGCCCCAATTCAAACTGACAAAGGCGCAGGGGCTACCGATTGGAATGCAGTTAAAACCGATGGTGTGCAAAAAGCTGCACCCGCCGCGGAAACTTACGCCGTTAAAGATGCAGCCGAAAAGTTTGGTAAAATATTTGGGCGCGATGTTAGCCGCAAAGGCAGCATGAATTATACTGATTTGCTTAAAAAATCAGCGTTTAATGATGAATTAGAAAAATAAAAGTATTATATTTGTGCCGTTGATTCGGTCTCACATTATAGAATCATAAAATTATCAATAGCCTTGCATGAAATAGGAAGTGAGACCCCTATGGACTGTAAGGCTATATTTTTTAAATATTTATGTTATGATGCAAGTTAAAGTAAAAAGAAAAAATGGCGAAATCATTAAATTTATGGTTGATGATGAAGACTTTTTAAGTGTTGTAGATTATAAATGGTATTTTAGGGAAAATAAGTTTATAAACTACCAAGGTAAATTTTTACATCACTTACTTTTTAATCATAAAAATTTTAATAGAAAATACCGTTTAGGTTTTAAAGATGGCAATATTTTCAACTATCAAAGAGATAATGTTGTTTTTTATCATGGAAAATTTGATAATTAAAAAAATAATCTTACTTTTGCCTTAACTGCGGTTTGCCGCTAACCGCTGTTCAACAAGTGCAGCGGTTTTTTATTTTAAATTGTAACATAGGTAACTGAAATGTAACTTATAAAACGTTGATTTTCATAGCTTGTTACGGATGTTAACATTGTTACAGCAAAATTCACACATACACACACATACATACATGTGTGAATCAATATTTAAAACACGCATATATGTGTAATAATTAGTGTAACATTGTAAACAAGTGTAACAATATATAATAATCAATACTTTATGTGTTACAATTATGTTACTAATGTTACACTTAATAATAAATAATATAAAATAATAAATAAACTTTAATATAGATATAGTCCTAAAACTTATTTAAACGGTGTTTTAAGGCATTTTTATATTAAAGTGGTGTGTAGATATCAAAACTTATTAAAAGTTTCTTAAATCGAAAATATGAAAGGAATTGCAGGTAGAAAATTGTTATTTAAAACGCCTGAAGAACTGCAAAGTAAAATTGAAGCCTATTTTGATTATTGCGAATCACGTACAAAAAAAGAAGTTGTTAAAACTCGTGACTATTATGAAGTAATTGATTTGCCAGACCCAATACCATATACTATCTATGGTTTAGCTGATTTTTTAGATTGCGATGCTGATACGCTTTTGAATTACGCCGAAAGGCCTGAATTTTCGGTATTTATAGCGCGGGCGAAACACAAAATACTAACAAACAAAGTAGTTAGGGGCTTAGATGGCAAATCAAATCCTG